AAACATTACTCGGAGGGGGCGGTATGAAATACGAGAACGTGTACCACGCGATTGAGAAGGCCATGGAAGTCGAAGGCTACGAAGCCCCTGTCCGCACCATCGACCCTACCAGCCTTGATGGGGAAGTATTCAATCACGGCAGCCGGCCCACTGGCGACATGACCCGGATGGACTGGGTAGCTCACCACGGCATGACTCACCGGCTGATCATCAGTGCACTCGGGGGACGGGACAAGCCGCAATACTTGGCGCTGACAAATCGCTACTGCTATGACCCGGCACGCCGAACAGAGGCCCGCATCGCCATCATGCCGCACCTGCCGCAGCGCCTGGAGCCGAAGAAGCGGGCAGGGGTAGTCGCCATGTGGTCAGGCATGCCGGGCTTCACCTATGCTGTCATTGACGCAGGAGCCGGGACAAAGACCAGCACCCTACAGGGACACATCAACGAGGTGAGGCGCGAACTGGACAGACTGCACAAGCTGGCCACTGATCACCTGTCACGGGTACTCACGGATGCCGGCCTGATTCATGATGATGAAAGGTCAATCGCATGTTGACGGCATCCGTAAAAGCATATAGCTTGTAGGCAATCTGCGGTTTTACCGCTTCAAAAGGCTGACCCCTAACCGGGCCGGCCTTTTTTATTGCATCAAATTTGGCCAGCCCCTGACACTCCATAGCCTGCCTCGTGCACACAAGAGCAGGGTCACTGGCCACTTCTCTCTCAGGTCTAGTGATAGACCTTTGCCCGACTTGCGCGGCCCGGTGCGACCGGGATTTATCCAAGAGCGAACCATGGACCCAAGAGTGCAAACCATCTGCGATCTGGTTGCAGAGGGGGAGACGGTTCGCCAGATAGCAACGACTCTGGGAATCAGCTCAGGGATGGTGCTGAAGATCATTAACGAGGGCGGCGAGGAAGCCGGTAAGCAGTACGCGCGCGCGAGAGACATTGCTGCCGACCTGCTCGAAGCCGATATTCTGACCCGTGCCTCTGCGGTGACACCTGATTCTGCTCCTGCCGACCGGGTGGCCATTGATGCCCTGAAGTGGGTAGCTGCTCGCCGGTCCCCGAAGCGCTACAGCGAGCGGATCATCCAAGAGCACTCCGGTGCCGTTGCCATCACCAAGACAGACCTGACCGATGACCAACTCGCCGCTATCGCCGCAGGAAGCCGCCCAGGAACTGCTAGCGAGGCGTAAGGCGCGCGAAAGCCTGCTGGCCTTTGCCGGGTATACGAATCCGGGTTATGTGCCCGCTGCGCATCACCGCATGATCGCTGACAAGCTGGAAGCGGTAGAGCGGGGCGAGATCAAGCGGCTGATGATTACCATTCCGCCGCGTCACGGGAAGTCCGAACTGGCGTCCCGTCGCTTTCCGGCATGGCTACTCGGTCGTAACCCTAAGCTGCAAGTCATCGCAGCCAGCTACAACAGCGACTTGGCCGGAGACTTTGGGCGCGAAGTCAGAAACATCGTGGACTCGCCCGAATACAGCGCCCTGTTTGATGTGACACTGGCTGTTGACTCCAAGGCGGCGAACCGCTGGCATACCGCGTCTGGTGGCATGTATGTGGCTGCTGGTGTCGGTACGGCCATAACCGGTCGCGGTGCCAACATCCTGTTGATTGATGATCCGTTCAAGGATCGACAGGAAGCCGACAGCGAGATCAATCGGCAGCGGGTTAAGGACTGGTACACCTCCACCGCCTATACCCGCTTGATGCCGGGCGGCGCTGTCATCGTGATTCAAACGCGGTGGCATGACGACGACTTGGCCGGCTGGCTGACTTCTGAAGCCGAGCGCGGCGGCGATCAGTGGGATGTGTTGTGCTTGCCAGCCATCAACGAGGCGGGCGAAGCGCTCTGGCCTGAGTGGTATCCCATTGAACGGCTGCGAGAGATTCAGGCGGTATTGCCGGCCCGTGACTGGAATGCCCTGTATCAACAGAACCCGATTCCGGATGACGGCGACTATTTCAAGTCAGCCTGGTTCAGCGAATACGACGAATTACCTGACGGCCTGAACCTCTACGGCGCGTCAGACTATGCGGTAACCGATGCCGGTGGTGACTTCACTGAGCATGGCGTCTTTGGTGTCGATCATCAGGGCAACATTTACGTGATCGACTGGTGGTCCGGTCAGACCACTTCTGATGTGTGGATTGAGTCGAAGTGCGACTTGATCATCAAGCACGAGCCGGCCTGTTGGTTTGGCGAGGCCGGCCCGATTCGCCGGTCTGTTGAGCCTTTTCTATTGCGACGCATGCGCGAGCGTAACGCCATTTGCCGTATCGAGTGGCTGGCGTCCATTGCGGACAAGGAAGCCCGGGCCAGAGGCATTCAGGGGCTGGCCAGCATGGGCAAGGTCTGCATGCCCAAGAACGCCGAATGGAAAGGCCGCGTACTCAATCAGCTCCTGCGCTTCCCGGCTGGCAAACATGACGACATTGTTGATGTGTTTTCCATGATTGGCCGGGGCTTGCAGGTTGTGAAGCCAAAAAAGACACCGCGCAAGCATGACGCGCACCAGCATAACCATTTCGGAGGCGCAGGATGGATGGCGTAACAATGCATCGCACCTACAGTAACGAGTACGGCAGCGCCCGCATCAACGCCAATCCTGATTTGCCCGAAGGCGTGCTTGAGTTGTCGCGCCTGTTCGTCAGTGCCAAGCATCGAGGTGAAGGTTACGGCACCTCCATCATGGAAGCCATCTGCGAGGATGCCGACCGCACTGGCACAGTGGTCCTTCTTCGCCCTGATGCAGAGGATGGCGATAACGAAACGCTGGCCGCCTGGTATCGCCGTTTCGGCTTCAGCGAAATCCAGACAGAGCCGGTCATTCTCATGGCTCGTCGACCCGGTGCAACTCTCATTCATACAGCCCCAATCAGCGCCATCGCTGGTGGCATTGCGGAGGCCATTCGTGGCTGATGAAAAGACAGACGACAGCATTGTCGACATTGCCCGAAAGCGCTACCAGCGGGCGCACGACGCCCTGAGTTCGGCGCGTGCTCTGGCGCTTGAAGACACAAAATTTGTGCTTGGCGACTCTACCAATCAGTGGCAGTGGCCAGAGAACGTCTACCAGACCCGTGCCGAGCAGCAGGGCAAGCCATGCCTGACAATCAATGTCACGGCACAGCACTGCAATCAGGTCATCAACCAGATCCGCCAGAACCGGCCCGCTGGCAAGGTGCTGCCGGTTGATTCTGTTGCTGATCCAGCAACCGCGAACATTCTCGAGGGGCTGATCCGCTCCATTCAGAGCTACAGCAAGGCCGACACCGCGCATGATATTGCTGCCGAGCATGCTATCTATGGCGGCGAAGGCTACTGGCGCGTCATTACCGAATATGAGTCGGATGACAGCTTTGATCAGGTCATCACCATCAAGGGTATTCAGAACCCGCGCCTGGTCTACATTGACCCGGATGCCGTCGAGCCAGACCGCTCTGACGCCAAGTGGGGCTTCGTCTTTGAGGATCTGAGCAAGGCAGAGGCACAGGAAGAATATCCCGACCTGAATGTCTCGGACTGGGCAGAAGATGGCGACAGGGGCTGGGTCAAAAAAGACATGGTGCGCCGCGCCGAGTATTTCTGGTGCGAGAATGTTGACGACACCCTGTACCAGTTGGCTGACGGCGGCACGATCTCCAAGAGCAAGGCCGACGACCTGAGCGTCACGCTGTCCAAGCAGTTCGCCACGTTCCCTGATGGCAGAGTTGTCGAGATCATCAATAAGCGCGGCCTTAAGCGCAGGCAATGGTACTGGTGCAAGCTGGTTGGCGGCTCTACGGAACCTGTCGACAAGCGCGAATGGGTCGGCAATTACCTGCCCATCATCACCGTCGTTGGCAAAGAGGTAAACGTCAACGGCGAGATCGTGCGCAAAGGCTTAGTCCGTGACCTGAAAGACCCGGCGCGCATGGTGAACTACAGCTACTCCGCTGCTGTCGAGTCCTTGGCGCTGCAAAACAAAGTGCCGTACATGGCCGCCGCCGAAGCGATTGAAGGCTATGGAGACATTTGGGCGGCTGCAAACCTCGAAAATCGTGCCTATCTGCCGTACAACGCCTACGACGAGAACGGCAACGCTCTGCCGCCCCCTGCTCGCCAGGCCGCACCAACAATGGCCACGGCGCAGGTGCAGATGCTGCAACTGTCCACCGAAGAGATGCGCGCCGCCTCTGGTCAGCAGTCGGCCAATTTCGGCATCAAGTCCGAAGCCGCTTCGGGTGTCGGCATCCAGCGCCTCAAGGTGCAGGGCGAAGTCGCCACCTTCCACTTCCCCGACAACCTGGCTCGTGCGCTCAACTATGAGATGCGCGTCCTGATCGACCTGATTCCAAAGATTTACGACACGCGCCGCATCGTGCGCATTCTCGGGCTGGATGGCAAAGAACAACGCGCCATCATCGATCCCGAGATGAAGGAAGCGTATCAGGAAGTGCCGGAGGACAAGGATGTAGCCGGCATCTTCAATCCGCTGATGGGCCGCTATGACGTACAGATCAGCACCGGCCCGAGCTATCAGACGCAGCGACAGGAAGCACAGGACGCCCTGACACAGATTTGCCAGACCAATCCGCAGTTGATGCAGATTGCCGGTGACATTGTGATGCGCTCTTATGACTTCCCGCTGGCCGAACAGATGGCCGAGCGTCTGGAGAAGGCGCTGCCGCCTGAGTTGCGTGACCACGACGAGAACGCTGAGCAGCCAATTCCGCCGCAAGTACAACAGCACATGGACCAGCTCACACAGCAGGTTCAGGGTCTGAGCAAGGCGCTGGAAGGCGCTGCTGCCCATGCCGAGAAGCTGGAAGAAGAAGCGAAGGAGCGAGAAGCCGAGATCAACATCAAGGCATACGACGCCATCACCAAGCGCTTGCAGGTCATGGGCTCCGTCATTACGCCAGATCAGGTAGTCGGACTGGTGCAGGAAACAGTGGCCGCCGCCATCGCACAACCCGCGCCGCCTGCCGAGCCGCTGGAAATGGAGCCGGATGACGGTCCTGCGCCACCTGCCGACGACCACTTTGAAGAGAGCCCGCCAAGTGCGGGGTTTTTTACGCCAGAGCAACAGCCATCGGCCATGCCGACGCCCACCGACGCGCAGTCGGGCCTGACCCCCATGGGTCAACCCTCAGAAGGTAATGAAAATGTCTGACGTAGAAATGGCCGCAGTCGATACGGCTGAAGTCCCCAGCGAGACCCCTGAATCGTCACAGGTAAACGACGAGGCTGCCGATGCGGGTACGGAGAACGCACACGGTGATGAAGAAAAAGCTCCGGAGCAGGAAGAACGCAAGTTCACGCAGTCCGAACTTGATGAACTCCTGCAAAAGCGGCTCGCCAAGGAACGCGCCAAGGCCGAGCGACGAGAAGCACAGATACTCCGGGAAGCACTGGACGCCGTAAAGCGCCAGCCGGTGCACGCCGAACCAAAGCCAGTGGACAACGCACCGAAGCGCGAACACTTCGCGTCAGATGACGAGTTCATTGATGCCAAGGTGGAGCATGCACTGCGCCAGCGTGAAGCAGTCGTCAAGGAGCACCAGGTACGCCAGTCACAGGAAGCCCTGAACACCAAGACGGAAAAGCTGTACGCGGAAGCGGCCAAGCTGCCCGACTTCGATCAGGACACCTTTGACGAGCTGCCCATGTCGTCAGTGATGGCTAACGCCATCATCGAAAGCGACGTTGCTCCGAAACTCATGGCCTACATGAGCGCCAACCCCGAAGAAGCTGAACGCATCTCCCGCCTGCCTGCCGTTCGCCAAGCCGCCGAGCTGGGAAAGCTGGAAGTGAAACTTTCGGCCGCACCAAAAACCACCAAAGCCCCCGCCCCGATTGCTCCAGTAGCCGGGAAGGGAAGTGCAGACTCGCCCCTCGAAAAACTCTCTTTTGACGACTACAAGAAAGCCCGTCAGAAGCAGGGTGCTCGCTGGGCTCGATAAGAGACCATCACCATGTCAAACGTACTTGTTACCTCCAGCCTTGTGGCTAAAGAAGCACTGGCCATCCTGCAAAACATGATCGGCTTTGCCGGCAATGTGAACCGGGATTTCGAAAGTGAATTCACCGGCAACCAGGGCCGTGGCTACTCGCCCGGCCAGACCATCAACATCAAGCGTCCGCCTCGATACACCTACCGTGCTGGCCGCGTGGCTGTGCCGCAGGCAACCACTGAAACCAGCGTTGCTCTGACGTTGCAGCAGGGTGGTGCTGATCTCGGCTTCTCCAGTCTTGAGCGCACTGTCTCTGTTCAGCAGTTCGAGCAGAAGGTGCAGGCTGCTGTCGCTGCGGTTGTGAACGAAATCGACCGTCAGGGCCTCGACCTTGCCCGTCGCGCCGTCTACAACTCTGTCGGCACTGTAGGCTCCCTGCCGACCTCGCAGTCTGCTGCGTTGGCCGCTATCACCGCCGGCCAGCAGAAGCTGGATGAGAACGCCGCTCCGCGTGATCGTCAGCGCGCACTGGTAACTAACCCGGCCATGAACGGATCTCTGGTGCAGGGTCTGGCCGGTCTGTTCAACAACCAGTCTGTCCTGTCCAAGCAGTACGGCACCGGCATGTTCGTGGAAGGCCTCGGCCTGAACGTGGCCATGGACCAGAACGTCAGTCGCCACACCAACGGCACCGCTGTTGCAGGCACCAACACCGTGAACGGCGCGAACCAGACCGGTTCGACCCTGACGGTGAATGCTCTGAACGGCACGCTGACCGTTGGCTCTGTGTTCACCATTGATGGTGTGTACGCCGTGAACCCGCAGTCCCGCCAGAGCACCGGCAGCCTGCAACAGTTCGTGGTCACCGCCGCCGCTGCATCGAGCGCCACCAGCGTCAGCATCAGCCCGGCTATCACCCCGTCCGGGGCCTTCCAGAACGTGACTGCTTCGCCGGCTAACAGCGCAGCCATCACCATCGTTGGCGCGGCCTCTGCCAGCTACGACACCAACATCATGTACCACAAGGACGCATTTACCCTTGCCATGGTGCCGATGTTTGAGCCGGCTCCGGGCACCGGTGCCAAGGTCACGCAGATGTCGGACAACGGCTTCACCGTGAAGGTGACGCAGTTCTATGACGGCGTGAATGACTCCAACCTGATGCGCCTTGACGTGCTGTTCGGATGGGCTGCGACCTATCCGGAACTGGCCACCAAGCTCGTCGCCTGACCCACTGCGCCCCGCTTCGGCGGGGTGCTTTTTCTGCGAGGATTTACACTCATGATTCTTCTGAATCGCGCATACGCTGGCTACGCTGCCGGCAAAATCGTCCAGTTCCCGACCAACGTCGAAGCCGCGCTCATTGCGCAAGGCATCGGCGTGACGAGCGCTGGCCCTGTTACTCCTGGTGCAGTCACCACTTCGGCCTCTCAAGGTCGCGTGGGTATCGCTGCTGGTGCCGCCTCCGTGGTAATCACCAACGCCAACATCACTGCCGAGAGCCGCATCAGTGCGTACATCTCGGACGCCTCTGCTGATGGTACTGCCCTGTATGTCACACGCATTGTTCCGGCCGCTGGCTCCGTCACGATCTATGTGAACGCCAACGCCACCGCTGCAATCTCGATTGACTGGGCGATTATCAATGCTCAGGGCGGCATGGTGTCGCAGATGTAAAGCAAGAGGGGGCTCCGGCCCCCTTTTCTTTTGAGGGTATGCAATGAACATCCAAGAATTCCCGAAGTGGATTTATCCGGCAGGCGGTCCCGCTGAGTCCTACGCGCCCGGTGACGAGCCGGTACTGGTGCAGGATGCCGACGAAGAAAAGGCTTTTCTGGCTCAATCCAAGCGCTCCCGCCGCAAGGCTGCTGCTACTGAGGCTGAATGATGGCAACGCCGCTGGATTCCATTAAACGGGCCATGCGCCTGCTGGGCGTCTACCAGATAGGTGAAGCACCGACCGCTGACGAATGTGATACGGCGCTGTATGCGCTGAATTCCATGATCGATAGCTGGTCGACTGAAAGCCTGTTCATCTACAGCCCGACACTGGATTCCGTTCCGCTCGTTGCCAACCAATCGACCTACACTGTAGGCCCAACTGGCGTCGTGATTACCACGCGCCCAGTTGATGTGCTGTCGGCCACTACCGTGACTTACAACGGCGTGACCTATCCGCTGAGCATGTCCACGCTGAAGGACTTCAACGCTATCCCGGTGCCGACTGTTACCGGCATCCCGAACACAATGCATGTGTTCCCGAATACTCCCGACATTACGATCGGACTGTGGCCCGCTCCGGCGGCCACCATGACGCTGAACTTGTGGAGCATCAAGCAGATTACCGGCACGCTCGCGCTGACGGATACGCTGACGCTGCCACCCGGTTACCGGCGGGCGATTGATTACTCGCTGGCGGAAGAGTTGGCCGCAGAGTTTGATGTGAACCTGCCGCCCAAGGTCCAGCAGATTGCCGCGACCGCCCGGCGCAACATCAAGCGCATCAACAATGAGATTCCGCTGCTTGGCATGCCTCGCGGCATTCCGGCGGGTCGTGTGTTCATCGGGATCAACTCATGAGTGGGCTGAATCCGGTTCCGCTTTTCGGCCTCGGCAATCAGGGCAAGTCGCCCAATGTCGATGCGCAGAAGCGCCTGAACCTCTATGTCGAGGTGCAGCAGGACGGCGAGAAGGGCGGCCTGACGATGTACCCGACACCGGGCCTCGTCACGTTTGCCAGCCTCGGTGCCTTCCCGGCGCGCGGCCTGTATGAGCGCAGCGATGCGCTGTACGCCGTGGCCTACAACATTCTGTACAAGATCCTGCCCTCTGGCGCGATCTCCACGCTTGGCACGATCAACACCTATTCGGGCCGCGTGGCAATGGCCGACAACGGTACGCAGTTGATTATTGTCGATGGCTCCTTTGGCTACATCTACAACTTCAACACGCTGGCTCTGACGCAGATTACCGATCCGGACTTCCCGGGTGCCGATACCGTCACATTCTTCGGTGGGCGCTTCATCGTCAACAAGCCGGCCTCCGGTCAGTTCTGGATCTCCGACCTGTACGACGGCACAAGCTGGAACGCCCTGAACTTTGCCACAGCGGAATCTGATCCGGACAACATCGTCAGGGTCATGGCCGATGGTGGCTACCTGATCATCTACGGCACGCGCACGACAGAGCTGTGGGGCGACATTGGCGCGGCAGACTTCCCTTATGGCCGCGTCGGCTCCACCACCATTGAATGGGGATTGGCGGCCCGCTGGTCGCTGGTCAAGTTCATGGACTCGCTTATTTTCCTGCGCAAGAACCGGCTTGGTCAGGTGCAGGTGTGCGTACAGGACGGCATGAGTTCCGCGCCTGTCTCCACGCCTGAGTTGGATTCGGTCATCTCCGCTTACGCCAACGTCTCGGACGCCACGGGATTCGCCTACATGTTGGGCGGCCATCCGATGTATCAGATCAACTTCCCGACGGCCAATGCCTCATGGCTATATGACGGCCAAAGCAAGAGCTGGTCGAAGCTGCAATACAGCACGGGCGGCCGGCATCGGGGCGAGATCCAGGCGCAGATGCTCGGCAACATTTACGTCAGTGACTACGCGAACGGCAAGATTTATCAGGTCAAGCCGGACACCTACACCGATGATGGCGTCGGCATCGTGCGCGAGTTCATCACTCGCCACCAGACACGCGGCGACTTCTCAAGCATCTCGCAGATGTGGCTGGAAATGGAGGCCGGCGTGGGCTTACAGCTTGGTCAGGGCTCCGCGCCGCAGATCATGATGCAGATCAGCCGCGACGGTGGCCACGAGTGGGGCGCAGAGAATTGGGCCAATATTGGCGCAGTCGGCAAGTACAAGGTGCGCGCCGTCTGGAATCGCCTTGGTGCGGCCCGCGACTGGTTGTTCAAGTTCCGTGTGACTGATCCGGTCAAGACGGTATTTATCGCTGCATGGGGCAAGGGGGATTAAGTGCCAAAGATCGGCTTTGATTACCCGTCGCAGACCCCTATGGTCGACATGCGGACTGGTGTTCCCACGATCACATGGGAGGCGGTGTTTACGCACTGGCACGCCATCATTGAAACCGGCCAGCAGTCCGGAACGACAGCCAACCGCCCAACCTCACAACTCTGGATTGGTCGCCAGTATTTCGACACGACACTCGGCAAGCCGGTTTACGTTAAGTCGGTGCAGCCTTCCGTGTGGGTCGATGGTGCGGGGACAGTGGTATGACCGACCTTATCGAACAGGGTGCATCCGTCAATGACCTTCTATCGGTCATGCGTGACATGCCGCAGTACGAGCCCGAGACAAAGCACATTTTTCACGGCGGCATGTACTGCCGATCCGTGTTCCGTCATGCCGGCGTGACCATCATCGGCCGCGTCCACAAGAAAGAGCATTTCTATTGCGTGATGAGCGGCACCATTGTGGTCACCGCTGACGGCAAAGAGCCTGAACGCATCACGGCTCCGGCCATCATCACCAGCAAGCCTGGCACGCGCCGCGCGGTTTATGCCGAGACGGATGCGCTGTGCGTGACATTTCACCGCATCGACAGTAGCGACATTGCTGAAGTAGAGGATGAATTGGTTGAGCCGGAAGAATCCCCGATTTTCGCACCGGGCAACGTCCTGATGCACCAGCCGAGAGAGGCACTCAAATGACATTCGTAGCGGCAGCAGTTGCAGGAACCAGCGCCCTGATGGGCGTGTACAGCGCCAATAAGGCGGCTGGAGCACAGCGACATGCGACAGACTCGGCCAATGCGCTGGAGTCCAGCCAGTACAACCAGACCCGAGAAGATCAGGCTCCGTGGCGTGACGCGGGTGGGTGGGCGGTTGGCCAGTTGCGAAGTGGTTTGGAGAGCGGCGACCTGAATCGCGACTTTTCGATGGCAGACTTTCAGGGCGATCCCGGCTACCAGTTCCGACAGCAGGAGGGGCAGGCGGGAGTCGAAAACAGTGCAGCCTCACGCGGCATGCTGCTATCCGGTGCCACGCTCAAGGCGCTATCCCGGTACAACCAGGATTACGCCAGCAACGAATTTGGCAACGCATACAATCGCTACAACATGAATCAGGACAAGCGGTTTAACCGTCTGGCGTCCGTGGCCGGCATTGGTCAGAACGCCGCCAACACTGTCGCCAATGCCGGTATGAATTACGCAAACAACGCCTCACAGAACATTCTCGGCGCAGGTAACGCCACGGCGGCCGGTTACATGGGCGCGGCCAATGCCATTAGCGGCGGATTGAGTCAGGGCGCGAATCTATACCAAGGCAACCAGATGATGAACTGGCTGAAGAGTGGCAACGGCGGCATCTCAGGATCATCCAGCGCAGCCCCTGCACCAACGGTTGGCAACACCGGCATGTACATCTACCCGAACAAATGAGGCGACGCCATGCCGCTTGATCCAAGCATCATCATGGGCTACAAGCCCGCCGAGATTGAAAACCCGGTAAACGCGCTCACTCGTGCGCTTCAGGCGAAGGCCGCCATGGGTCAGGCCGACTTGCAGGGATTGCAGATCCAGCAGGCCAAGGACTCGGCTACCCGGGCTTCCAACTTTCGCGCTGCACTGGCCGACCAGACGCTCGACCTTGCCAACCCGGACGCACAGCGCAAGCTGATCGGCATTGATCCGGAAATGGGGCAGAAGGCAATTTCTGCCTATAACGACAATCTCAAGACCGGCGCGGACATAAAGAAGAGCAGCGCTCAGGCCATGGAAGCCGATGCAAAGGCTAATGAGAGCAAGTACAACCTGACCCGTACCAAGTGGACGAAGGCAGTAACCGATATTGCTTCGATGGGCAGCAGGGAAGAAGCCTACAAGCACTTGCAGGCCGGCATTGACTCTGGCGACCTGACTCCGGACAAGGCGGCGCTGATCAAGCAGTCTATTGATGCCATCCCTGATGGCGATGTGGCAGCCTTTGCCACGTGGAAAGCCAACACCCTTCGTGGCCTGACCTCGCCTGATGTACTGGCACGACTGGATCAGGACAAGGCAGAGGGCGCGGCCAATCGGCAGAATCAGAAAGACATTACCGGCATGAACAATGCCGTGACGATGCGTGGTCAGGACATGACCAACGACCGACAGAAGGAAGCCAACGCAACAAAGTCAGCAGAGATCAAGGTGAATGGCGGCAAGGGCGCTTTTGATGCTGAGAACACCCTGCGCGACGAGTTCAACAAGCAGAGCGGCAACTACATCGGCATCCGTGACGCCTATGGCAAAGTGCAGGCCGCCGCCAAGAACCCGACAGCAGCCGGTGACATTGCGCTGATCTACGCCTACATGAAGATCCTTGACCCAACCTCTGTTGTCCGCGAAGGCGAGTTTGCAACCGCGCAGAACGCTGCCGGCGTGCCTGACAAGGTGCGCAACATGTTCAACAAGACACTGAACGGCGAGCGACTGCAAGATGATCAGCGTCAGGACATTGTGTCGCAGTCCGGGAAGATCTACACGCAGCAGTCTGATATCCAGAATAAGCTGACTCAGCGCTATACCGACATGTCCAAGCGCTACAACCTGCGCCCTGATAATGTGGTGGGCGACCTGAGTATGCCAAGCCAGAATGGCAGTCAGCCCAGCCCAAGGTACTCACCTGCCTATCAGGAATATCTGGACGCCTACAACTCGGCCAAAGGCAATCCGCAGGTTCAGGCCGCCATCACGGCACGGGCTCGTCAGAATGGGGTGGTGAAGTAATGGGCGCTTATGACGATCTGTTGCAGAGTGGAAATGTAAGGCCAAAGGCTGGCGCGTATGACGACCTGTTGAAGCAGGTAAAGCCGGCAGACAGCGGAGCGCTTGGCGTAGCTCGTGACTTTGGTGCTGGCGCAGTCCGTGGTGCCGGCTCAATCGGCGCTACGCTGTTGGCCCCTGTTGATTACGCAATGGACTACTTCAAGGGCGACAGAAAGCCAACGGTTGCAGGGCTCGTCACTGGCCAGCAGCCCATCAGCCGCAACGAGGAACGACGCCGCGATATTGATTCCGGCCTGACCATGCTCACGGGCTCAGACCCCAACTCCGGAGCCTACAAGGTCGGCAAGCTCGGCGCAGAGATCGCCGGTACGCTCCCGGTCGGCGGCATCATCGGCAAGGGCATCACGAAGCTCGCGCCTGCCGTGGCCACTGTTGCTCCATCTGCTGCGCCTATCGTGACCGCTATTGGTGATGCAGCCGCCACGGGCGGCATGACTGCGGGTGGCATGGCCGGCAAGACTGGGCTGGCAGTTCGGGCATTGGGCGGGGCTATCAATGGCGGGGCATCGGCTGGCCTGATCAATCCGCATGAGGCCGGCTCAGGTGCCTTGATTGGCGGCGCATTACCTCCAGTGCTGCTCGGTGTTGGCAAGGCAACGACGACAGCCGGTGCGGCCCTTCGTGGCGGCAGTGCTGTATCGCCAGAGGTGAAGGCGCTGGCTCAGAAGGCACAAGACCTCGGCATCGAGATTCCGGCAGACCGCCTCGTCAACAGCAAGCCGCTGAATGCGCTGGCCTCGTCACTTGGCTATGTACCCATGAGTGGCCGTGCTGCCACAGAGGAGCGCATGGTCAGCGGCATGAACAGCGCCCTGAGCCGGTCTGTTGGTCAGGACTCCGATAATGTTGTGCAGGCACTGAGAAAGGCGAGCGATGACCTCGGAGCGCAGTTTGATGACGTTCTGCGTAACAACAAGGTCAAGGTAGACGATGACTTCCTCACTAACCTTGCCAGTCACGCCGATCAGGCCGAAAAGGAGTTGGGCTCCGATGGTGCTCGCATCATCAGGAACCAGGTTGACGAGATTCTGGCCAAAGCCAATAACGGCGAGATCGATGGGCAGGCCGCCTACAACATCAAGAAGACGCTGGACCGCATCGGCAAGCGCAACACGCCAGAAGCCTTCTATGCCCGTGACCTCAAGCAATCCCTCATGGATGCCTTGAATCGTAGCCTTGGCCAGGATCAGGCCGCCGCCTTCGCCAAGACACGCCGCCAATACGGCAACATGCTGTCTCTGGAGAATCTGGCGCAGAACGGGGCAGAAGGCGGCATCTCGATTGGCCGGCTGGCCAACATGAAGAACATCAAGAACCCTGAGCTACAGGATCTGGCCGACATTTCCGCGCAGTTCCTTCGGACGCGAGAAAGCCCGCACGGGGCTATGCAGCGTGTTGTTCTTGGGACGGGTGCGCTTGGGTATGGCGCTGGCGCTCCGGCTGCTATCCCTTATCTGGCAGCGGCAGCACTTGGCGGAAGGGCAGCTAATACCGCGCTCAACTCCAATGTGCTCAAGCGGGCAATGATGGGCGAGTTACCGGGCCTGCCAGCGGCTTACGGGAATGCAGCCAAGCGGCTAGCGCCTCTGGCGGCTGAATACCCGGCACTCATGAGCGACCAGTGAAGCCGCGACAAAACCCAACGACAGCAACAAGCACAATCAGCGCAACCGCTTTCCACATCATGTAGTCCGTAAATTCCATTTTGTCACCTTGCAGCCCGGCCTCATCCGCCGGGCTTTTTATTGAAGGACGACCATAATGCTCTATCTCTCCCCGGTTGGGAACAGCCAGCAGGTTGCCAGCAATGGCGCTCCGCTGGTGGGCGGAAAGATTTACACCTATCTGGCCGGGTCGACCACGCCAGCAGCCACCTACACGGACAACACCGGGTCGACGCCGCAGGCTAATCCCATCATCCTGGATAGCAACGGCCTTCCGCTTAGCCCGATCTGGCTGCAAGGTGGCGTATCGTACAAGCTCGTCATCCAGACGGCTGCCGGCGTCACCATGCGCACCGTCGACAATGTGTCTGGCATCAACGACACGACCAACACCCAAAACGAATGGGTTGATAGCGGCCTGACGCCCACCTACATCAGCGGCACCAGCTTTTCCCTTGTTGGAGACCAGCGCGCCATCTTCCAGCAGTACCGCCGCGTCAAGACACAGAACACCAGCGGCACCGTCTACGGCACTGTGTCGTCGTCTACCTATTCGCTCGGCGTCACTACCATCATTGTAGCCAATGACGGCACAAGTGCACTGGATAGCGGCCTGTCGACTGCCGCTTACGGCTTCATGTCGGCTACCAACCCGTCTATCCCGGTTCTGTTCGTGACAAATGCAGATGAGCAGAAGCAGACGTTCACCGCCTTCACCACAGCAGGCACTGCGCCAGCCTATACGCTGACGCCATCGCCAGCCATCACCGCCTATACGGCTGGCCAGCGCTTCCGGGTCAAGTTCCACGCCGCCGGAACCGCTGGCAACATGGCCATTAGCAGCCTTTCCGCAAAGACGCTGAAGCAGTTTGCCCCCGATGGGACAAAGGTGGCAGCCACCATCACCACTGACTTGCTGGCTGATGTGGAATATGACGGCACTGACCTCATAATTCTGAATCCGCTGATGCCGGACATTAATTCTGTAAAGGTCATCCCTGTCCGCCAGACGCTGCTGTCATGCCCGATTACGGCGGGCGGCCTCCCCAGTCTTGGTGGCTCTACCGGAAGCACTACTTTCACCACATCCGGCACCATGATCGTGACGGCTGCAAATGGCGAGTCCACAAATGGCGGTGTAAATCGCGTCGGCTCGATCACCAATGCCTCGTGGACCGGTCTCAGCACGAACGGCACGATGTATCTCTATCTGGATATTGCCGAGAGCGGAACCTGCACGACCGGATCAACAACTATTGCTCCGGTTTATCAGTTCGGCGGCACACCATCAACGACCAGCGGAGCATTTACCTTCAACTGGGGCGAGATGGTCGGATATGTCGGCAATGGCTCTACTGCCGCGCAGACCTACCGCGTCTTTGTTGGTGAGGCGGCGATTGCCGGAAACGTCGTGACCAGCGTTACCTGGTATGCCATCAAGGGCCGATACGACAGCGGATACATCAGCACTTTCCCGTCGACGCAAACGTCGCTCAATCACTACCTCGGCTTGGTTCCGGATCGGCGCGAGATAACCATCAAGTGCTTAACGGCTGAAGGCAATTACTCGGTTGGAGATGTGATTACGCCTTACACGCAGTATGCAACGTCCACGATGGGCGGGTTCCAGATGGCAGCCACCAGTAAGGTAATCAGCTTCATTCCCGGCCCGACGGTTTATCTGCTGCTTCAAAACAAGACCACGGGCGGATCGTTTGTCGGCACGCTGGCCAACTGGGCCTATCGCGTCACCTGCTCGCGCAACTGGTAATTCAATTTTCTTGAGGGCTTCAAAATGGCATCTATTAGCAGCGTCACCATTCTCAGCGGTGCAACCGTTTCCAATTCCTCCCCGATTCAGGTTGATGCCGCTGTCGTTTCCATTCAGACGCCAGCCGCACTGACTGGCACCAGTTTCACGCTGCAAGGCAGTCAGGACGGCGTGAACTTCGGCAACATTTATGTGGATGGCGCTATCTATACCTTCTCTGTCGCAGCTTCCACCGTGTACCAGATCAGCCCGCGTGTGACGATTGGCCTTGCGGCAATCAAGATCGTGTCCAGCGGCGCAGAAGGCGCTGACCGCTCCATCCTGGTATCGACTGCAAAGGTGGCCTGATGCCTCCGACCATTCATCTGTGCGGAGGCTGCAACCATGCTACTGACATTTGGTGACGAGTTTTCGCCGCGCGCCCTCTTCGCTGCTGGCGCGCAAGGCGTATGGTACGACCCGTCCGACTTCTCAACGCTGTTTCAGGACTCGGCAGGCACGACGCCTGTGACTGCGGTTGGGCAGCCGGTGGGGTTGATGCTGGATAAGAGCAAGGGCCTGATTCGTGGCCCAGAGCTAGTCAGTAATGGCAACTTTTCTTCTGGGGCAACTGGCTGGTCAACAGGGACAAATGTATCAATTACAGGCGGAGCCGCTGTTTTCAGTTCAGCCCTTAATGGTGCAAATGTATTGCAGGCAATCGCCGCTCTTGATACTGCAAAGAGTTATGAGGTGACTTATACAGTAGTGAGCATTACATCCGGGTCAGTAAGTTGTGCGCTCGGAGGTACGCTTGGCGCTATTCGCTCGACTCCAGGAACATATAAAGAAATAATCAAGCCTGCCGCAGCAACGGTATACATCCGTTCTCGTGTTGATAACACAAGTGCCGTTATTGACAACATCTCCGCCAAAGAACTCCCCGGCAACCACGCCACGCAGTCCACAGCGGCGAGCAGGCCGACGATTCAGGACAGATACCTGTCACTCGACAAAGTAGATGACCATCTTCTGGTAGCCGATGGCGGCGCAGGAACAACGGGCTGCCTGATCGCTGTTGGCGTAATGGTTCCGGCTGCCGGCACAGCGAGGACTCTCTTCTCTGACCGTGGCACAAATGCAGGGTACAAACTCGGCATTGATGCTACGAACAAGGTCGTATTCTCTGGCGGCACTGGCGCAGCGTTTACGACGCTCACGTCAGCCGGTGCGCTGACAGCCGGGACGAAATACCTGCTGATGGCATGGCACGACGGGACAAACCTCAATCTGTCTATCAATGGCGTGGCGGAAACTCCGGTGGCGCAAGGCACAGTTAGCGCCGGAACAACGACATTCACCATCGGCAAAGACAACAGTGCCGCCTCCGGCTACTGGGGTGATCGCATGTATGAGATGGTCTACCGGAAGAATGACGCCAGTACGGCGGCGCAGCGGGCCGGTCTTTACCGGTACGTTTATTCAAAGATGGGTGGCCTGTAATGGAAATTGAAAGAACCCTAATCGTTCCCGCTACCAGTGCGGCTCAGGCCCGCGCCATCTGCGATGCGATTCCCGGCGGCTCCGGTATGTTCGCTACCGCCTTGAGCGCAAGCGGAAAGCTGCCGGCAACGCATTATGTCTCAAGCGGCTTGATGCAACAGGAAATCGTTGACGCCGTGACGGGTATTGCCAGCATTTTCGAGGGCGAACCGATGACGGCAATCTCACAGCAGGGACTCAGGATTTGTGACGCATGAAAACCATCATCGCCGTCCTCATCAGTCTTGCATTCCTCGTCGGCATCTACGCCAACCAGTACGCCGTTCACATCCCAACCATAATCCACCTGTAAGGACGCACCATGTCAGCCGACAAAGAAGACCGCCGACTGCAACTGACCAAAGACGAACAGAAAGCGGTGGTGAAGGAGGCGATTCAGGAGTGGCTTGACCAGCAGTTCATCAAGTTCGGCAAGTATTCGATGGTGGGGGCATTTTCGATGGCATTCGCCATGCTGCTCTATCTGTATCTGAGCGCACATGGGATCAAGGGGGCATGATGGCACTGTCGAAGTATTTCACCCTGTCCGAGTTAACCGTCAGCGAGACGGCAGCACGGCGCGGCCTGAAGAACATGCCTTTCGGCAAGCAACTGGAAAACCTGCGGCAGACAGCAGAGCGCATGGACGCGATCCGCGAGCATTTCGGAAAGGCTGTCATTGTCACCAGTGGCTACCGGTCGCCGGAAGTCAACGCGGCCGTGGGCGGCAGTAAGACCAGCGCGCACTGCCAGGGGCTGGCTGTCGACTTCACGATACCGGCTCTCGGCACGCCACTGGAAACGGCTCGCGCCATTCTTGCGGCAGGGTTCGAGTTTGACCAACTCATCCACGAATTTAGTTCATGGGTACACATCGGCTTTGCCGAGCCCGGCAAGCCGGCACGCCATCAGGTACTGACCATCAACAAGCGCGGGACGCTCACGGGGCTGCAATGAATAAAGTCATTCGCTGGATTGCTCGCATCGTCGAGAACGGCGGCACCGGCAACCCTTCCGTCAAGCGCGTCTCCCTCGTCATTGCCGTCTGTGCGCTCGCTGCTGGCACGATCATCCTGTGTGCGGCTGCCTATCAGGGGCACGAGGTGGCGCTGGCTCTGGCGGCTGTTACCGGGCCGCTGGCGGGCCTCGGCGGCTACTCCTATGTGGGCGGCAAGAAAGCAGAGTCGGCCAATGGTCAGGGCAGCCCTGAGTGATGCGCTCGACATGGCCGGACATGCCGCGCAATGGGCGGCCTTGCTGACAGTGGCTGCTGTCATTGTGGCGATTCACGGCATGCCTGATACCGAATTTACCGGGGACGAAGATGAACAACGTATGGACTGACCGAATTGTCTGCGCTGTCGTGGGCCTGCTGCTCGGTCTGGCGCTGGCGTGGTGGCTGTATCATCCCGAGCACATCGCGGAAACACACAAGGCAGAGGTGCAGCAGGCTGACGGCTCCGTCATCCTCGAGCGCGATCCTGATGCAGTGCCACCCACACCGGTACCGAAGCTGCCCGGGAAGCCTGCCCGGACAGTTGTCGTCAAGGTGGCACCGAAGCCGCAGCCGAAACCTGAGCCAGTGAAGCCCGGACCGGACGGCTACTGCCCAGCACCGAAGGCATGCCCGGCGTTGACCGTGCGGCTCGATCTGGTGAACCAGGATGACGGCCAGCGCGTGGTTGCCTCGTCGCCTGACGGTGAGATTGTCGGCGGCATCGACATCCCTCTGCAAAAGTGGGTCAAGCGAAACGAAAACCTGTGGGCGGCTGGCGTGACGTACTCGGCAGACGGAAAGGCTGGCGGCTTTGTTGACCGTGATCTCGGCCCGTTCCGTGTTGGCATCGAGGCTGACGCTGATTCAGTCAGGCTTCGGGCCGGCATCCGGTTTTAGAGCGGCTTCAGTCCCGACTAACGGCGGATGGAGGCTTCCGCAATTCTTGGCAGAAACACGAAAAACCGCAGGAAAACACACTGGTTATACGAACAGGATGCGGAAGCGAGTTGCTGCAAGCGGCTGAAATACAAGGACACGGCGCAGGATTTTAAGTCCCTTGTGTCTACCAATTCCACCACCCGGGCGAGGAAGGAAAGACGCGCCATTATTGCCTTTACGGGTTACCAGACGCTAGTCCTAACTTCCGCGATTCCGCAATTCTTCCGCAATTATCGCGTCGGCTTGGCCTTCTTGCCGAGTTTATCGCGCCGGTAATGCTCTGTCATTGTGACGCTGGAGTGCCCGAGCAGCCGTTGCGCATCTTCAGCGCTTTCAATATCAGACGCTGCCTTGGCGCGAACGTCCCGCAACTGGCAATCCACGCCGGCCAACTCCCGGGCCTGCTCGAATAGACGGCGGCAGGCATTCACCGACAGTGCCCGGCCTCGCTCATCAGCAACCAGGGGCGCTGATCCAATCCTGCCGGCCCGGCATTCCTTCACAGTGGCCCCTAGCTGCCCCGTCAATTCGATGCGAACCTTCGTCCCTGTCTTGTTCTGCGTCACCAGCAGGCAGTCTCCCTCAATGTCAGTCAGCCGCATCTTGAGCACATCAGCCGGTCGCTGACCGGTCAGGTAGGCGATGCGTAACAGCCGGCTCATGACGGGCGAAGCAGCGGCACACAGCGCGTCAAATTCCTTGTCCGTGATGTACCGGTCGCGTCCCTTCTCTTTGTTCTTTCTCAGTCCCCGGCAGGGGTTCTCCCTGTCCGTGTATCCCCATTCCCGCGCCATGTTGTAGATGTGGCTGAACAGGGCCAGTTCCCGATTCCCTCGCGTTTTCGCTTGTCGCAGGTCGCGGTAGGTGGCCAGATCACGAGTCGTGATGGACTCGAGCGCGCACTGTCCGAACACCGGCAGAAGCTGGTCTAGTTCGCGAAGGTTGTCCTTCTGTGTTGCTGGTGCCTTCAGTGGCAGACACTCCCGCTTGTACCGGTCAGCCGCAGTGGCGAACAGCAGAGCAGCCGCAGGCAGCTTGGCCCCGTACAGTCGAGCCCATTCCGCCAGTGCCGTCCCGTAGTCATCGCCGAGGCGAATATCCGTCCTCCTTCCGTCCGGCGTAAATCCGTCGAAGTAAAAAGCATTCCCCTTCCTCCGCATGCGTGGCGGCAGGTCGCGGTTCTTAGTTCGCTTTGCGCCCATGATTCACCATCTCAAATTTAGGGGCGCACATGTTCGCGGCCTGCTGCCCGGTGACATGCGCCTCGTACCAAATCCGATGAACGATAGCCCGGTTACCAGCCTTGTTCCATGTGACGCTCCAGCCGAGCCGCTCCAGGAACTTGAACTGGTCGCGGCCTCTCTTGTATCCGGTAATGTCTTCCAGTTCTTCGCGGGTCAGGGTAGGCGGGGGAGCGGATAGTGTCATGGCTGCAACTCCTGCACTGGCGGCAACGGAAAATCCCACGCACCACAACTACATTCCGTTTCAGAGCGAGCGAAGCACAGGCACAGATACGCCTCGATCATCTGGCCTCGCTCATCAAGCAGCGGCTGGCCATCGCGGAAGTGATACCACTCGCCGTCAACCTCTCCAAATTCGCTCATTTCAATCCCCTCGGTGCGGCGAATAGCATGTCGTGGATTTTGCGAAGGTCGTCCATGCAATCAAGTGTTGCTGTGTCCTCTTGGTCACCACACGTCTCACAGCGGACAAATCCGTTTTCTAGTTCACGTATTACATCGGCCAGCATGACAACGGCTTCAGCCGGCACCGTCCGGGCGGCTTGCCATGCCTCGTACACGTCTGCTGTCATCGGAGAAAAAAACATCCAGCGGCTTTCGTTCTGATTATATGCGTGGGCAGTGTCGTATCCTTTACTGTTCGCCCACTCAAGAAACGCTTTAGTCAGTGCGTCCATTATATTTCACCCTCAACTACCGGCCACTTGAACGGGCCATGCAGAGCCTCGTATTTCGCAATGGTGCAGGTGCAGCATTCGGTTAGTTCGCTGCCCGTACCAAAGCGAACCATTACCCGCTCACCTTGACCGCAGTGGCATACAATCTTGTCAGTCATGGCGCGGCTCCTGTGTGGCGTGTTTCTGCACAATGCACATAACTCCAGAAACTAACGACATTACCTTTGCATGAAAAATAGGGTCAGTCCTGTATTTCTGTATAATGCTCTCTGTTGTTTCCGTGGCGCTTGGGAATGGGCAATCTAGCCTGTGTTGGTAGTGGATAAAAGCGTCCGTTAATTCATCACGCAATGCTCGCATATCCATCACTCCCCCTTGCCCTGTGCGACGGCTGCGTCGATGGCTTTGTCAAATGCTACTCCATACTTTTCAGCAAACAAACGACCGGCCTCCATAAAGCAGTCATCACTATGCTCAAAGGCATCATCCCTCAGCCACCGATACCGCTCCGCATCCTTCCGCAGCGCCTCAAGCTCTGCCGCTGTGATGCTGGCGGCTGGCGCTGTGTAAAGAGGGATTCTCTCATTGACGACATGCCCAACGATTGCGCCAGACGGCTGAAAGGACAGCTGGTAATCAACATCTCCTGTATGCGTCTGGTACGGCACAAGGTAGGCCACAGCCGGCCCAATCACAGGCACGTAATTAGCCTTAGCCCACTCATCCATCCGCAGGCCTATGCTCTGCCAGCTGTCGCAATGTCGGTCGATTAAGTGCCAAGCCACAGCCGCATCAACTCCTTTCCAGTCCTGCGGAATATCTTCAGACAGATCATTCGGCACAGCCTGCGACTCAATCGCCTCGCGGATGCCATCCTTAATTGCCTGCTCAATGTTCTTTGTGTTTCCGACAGGGCTGTAATACTTGTCTGCCAGCTCTGCAATACGCTCATCGCTCAACATGCTCATTTCTCATCTCCAAACAAATCAATCTGGCTCGGCTGCAACCGCTCTGCCCACATCAGCAGAGTCGCGGCCCAGTGCTTGTGCTTCGTCCGTGCGGCTTCGGCCCGGTACACGGCGGCTAGGTGGGCGTCGGTGATCATGCCGCCACCTGCTGATCAACGCTTGAAAGAGCCTCACGAACTGCCTGCACGATGCGACGCAGGTAGGCATATTTCGGGTGCGTCTTCTGGGGGATGTGATCCCACCAGCAGTAATCGAACAGCGACACAATCATGTCGGTGACCCAGACGCTGGGCTGCTCGCCATCAGCAGGGAAAGACAGATCCTCGATGTCATCGAACAGCCGGCGAGCCTTGTCCTTGTCAAAAACCCACTTTCGCCGCTGCTCAATCACAACGCGCTTGAGTTTTTCCTCAAGCCCATTCCAGTCTGGCGTCGTGTAGGCATTCCCTGGGTAGAGACGATCCAGCACATAGTCCTCCGGCGCATCGCAGAAGAACTGCGCGACGGTCAGGCCGTCCCACATGCCGCCCCAATAGGTCGTCCACGACTCGCCATAGCACTTGATCGTGATGCTTCCCTGCTTGGGGCCGTGGTCTTCCAGAAACACATCAATGGGGTCGAGAGCAGGTGCGCCTTCGATACGGACTTTTTTGATTTCACTCATGGTTACTTTCATTTCTTCACCTTGCTCATGCTGTGGCTCCTATGTGTTGGGTGAGTGGCCCGCGCTTAGGGGTACGGCCCCGCAGGCTGGCGTCCTATACGACCGGAATTGGCCGTCCGTACTTGCCGTTGCACCCACACGCGATTGGCCCTTGTGTACATCCACCGAGAACCCCCAACGGCAAGAGCCAATCCGTGTGAAGGCTGGTTACGCCAGCCAGGCGACGCATCACTGCGTCATACAATCAGTCTGATTCGCCGTATTACCGTGCCAGTCGTGCTCGAAGCAGTGCCGAAGCTCATGCGTCATGCAGTACGGGTACTGGCTGCGCTTCAGGTGGATCGTACAGACCGAACCGTTCCAGTCTGCGTATCCATTCTTATTGGCCGGCATGTCGTCGGTCAGGATGACTCGCGCTGACACTTCCGAGTACAGCGGCGGCGTGCGCGTCGTGTCGAAGGCGGCGCAGCCTGGTAGGGCTATAATGACGGCGAAGATCAGTGCTTTCATTTCAGGCTGCTCCGCTGGTTTAGGCTGCTTGCAGCAGGCTTTTCATTTCCGCTTCAATCTCATCCAGTTCAGACAAGAACGAACGGATACCGGTCATCATCTCGGCAATCTTCTTGTCATCGCGCTCGATACGGACGCGGCGGTACTGAAGTTGGCCGGGAAGGCGGTCATCGAATGACACGAAGTCGCACCAGGCACGGCCTGCACATTCCATCTGCGCGGCCATCTGCCACAGGTACTTGCCGTCAGGCTTGCCAGTGCGCAGGAAGTCGACATGGGTTGCCGTGTTCGGGCACTTGATTTCCAGCAGGCCATCAGCGCCGACCAACCCGTCAGGGCTGGCCCCGAAGGCAATGCCGGACGGATGAAGGATGAGGCCGGTTTCTTCAACCATGACGCCACACTCCACCTCGTAAGCACTGCGGGCAATCGGCTCCAGATCAGTTCCTCGTTGCATGGCGGCGCTAGTGAAGCCTTCCTCTGCCTTGCCCGTCAGTCGCTGGCACAGCAGCTCCATCATGTAGTTCTTGCGGCTGGCTGCCGGGCCGGTCTTGGTGGCAGCCATCACGTCAGAGACGCGGGAGGCGGTAACTCGGCCAAGCCTCGCCAATATCCATTCCGTTGATCTTTGTTCAACGAATTCATGCAAATTCGCCATAATAAATGCTCCTTGCTTCTTGATACGCATTAACGGCATCTGATAATTCAGAGAATGTTCCAAGGGTAATCAGTGCTTTGTTTACGCCAATCCTTGATACATATTTTCCGTTTGGCAGTCGTCTAACCCCCATCGGAGTGTCTGACTGTTTTTTCCTGCCCTTATGATTCCAGGCGTTCTGAGTAATGGTTGCCTCCCGAAGATTTACCCATCGGTCATCTAAAGAGTCACCATTGATATGGTCGATGCAATCTTTTGGATAAAGTCCAGTCATAAACAAGAAGGCAAGGCGCGAACGCTTGTACTTCCTCCCTCCAATCTGGATATTCCAATAGGGCTTATCTCCCGGTGCTGCCGATCCAGCCTCATCACCAATCAATCCTGCATGCTGTGGCGGGGGATTAACCCATGTGAAAACGCCGCGTTTTGGTGAATAGACCAGAATTTCCTTCAGTTGGTCACGAGTAAGATCAGTCATGTCAGCCGCCACTCACTTCGAGCGCAATCACCTCGCCAGTCTCCGGGTTCACATCAAGCGGCATCTCGGCAATGACCTTCTTGCGCTTGTCCTTGGCAACGGTCAGCACTTCGCGCACCTTCGGATCGGTCGTGGCCTTCCATGCTTTTGCGAAGGCGGCCTGCAATTCGGCCATGGTGTTTGCCGCCTCGATCTCGGATACATCGACAGAAGCAACGGGAACATCTGGCGACACAATCCGCTCGGCTTCATCCTGGTCATAGATTCCGGCGAATCCGAAGGCGAGGCGGGCGCACTGGATCGTTGCCTTGTGACGAAGCATGCGCTTCGGGTGTGACTGCCATGGTCCTACCCCATTGCGCTTGCACTCACTCATGTATTCGGTCACGGACACCGGGTGGCTGCGGTCCTTGCGGTAGATGATGCAGGTGCAGCTTTCGTCATCCTGCTTGTATTCCATTCCGTCAAACTGCGGGTTGTCGTTGATGATGCGCGACCATCCATCAACACCAACCACCGGGACGATGCCGTTATTCTTGTCCGGGAAGGCGTAAATCTCTTTTGTCCAAGGATTTAGGCCGTACTGGTTAGCCACCACCAGAAGTGCGGTCATCTGCGCATCAGAGACGTTACCCTTGAATGCGGTGGCCTTCAGGACGCCAAACAACTCGGCACCATTTGCCCCCATATCCAATCTAGTGGCCAGCTTGTTAGTCAGTTCTACCAGTGCGTTGCTCATCTCATCACCTCAATTCGTTTCCGCTTATGCGGTTTCCAACTCAAACTCTGCTCGCCGCCTCAGCATCTCAACCAGCGCGTCCTCTGACTGCTTCAACTCGCCTTCCAGCCGGTCGATTTCAAGACCTGCCAGCGCCAGCTTGTTGACCAGGTCAATCCCGGCAACGTCCATCTGTTCCCGTGTTACCATCTTTCCGATTTCGTACCCGAACAGCCCCACCAACAGCGTCACGATTGCGTACACAAACATTTAGATCCCCTGCGCCAGCGTGAAACCGATTCCAGCCCAGATAGCGGCGGCGAGCATGAATTGTGCAAACTTGCTCATTCCGTCACCTCGGATGCTGGCTGTTTTATATCTACCGCGGGAGAAGCATCGATAATTGCTTTAATGATAGGCTTCCAGACGCGCCACCATGTGAGCGCGGAATGATCCATCCCTGATATTGACTCATCACTAAATGACCACCATTCGGAAATATCATGCCGCTGGCAGCCTATCTGAATGACGGAAGCAGTGTATGAAACAGGCCACATATCACACCGAATGGTTTTTAATTCCTTCATATTTCCAATTGCACCGCTCAAGTTGGCATCGCTCAAGTTGGCAGAGCGCAAGTTGGCAGAGCTCAAGTTGGCATCGCTCAAGTTGGCAGAGCGCAAGTTGGCAGAGCGCAAGTCGGCATCGCTCAAGTTGGCAGAGCGCAAGTTGGCAGAGCGCAAGTCGGCAGAGCTCAAGTTGGCAGAGCGCAAGTCGGCATCGCTCAAGTCGGCAGAGCTCAAGTTGGCAGAGCGCAAGTCGGCATAGCTCAAGTCGGCAGAGCTCAAGTCGGCAGAGCGCAAGTCGGCAGAGCTCAAGTTGGCAGAGCGCAAGTCGGCATAGCTCAAGTTGGCAGAGCGCAAGTCGGCATAGCTCAAGTCGGCAGAGCTCAAGTCGGCTCGCTCTCCTTCATCTTCATTCGCCAGCCACATCGAATGCTTTTCAAGTATTTCTGCTAGCTCTGCTGCTGAATAAGTTTTCATTCCGTCACCTCGACCGACTCGGCAGGGCGCAGGCACTTCGCGCTAAGGTCAATGTTGTTCACAGCCAGCGTCTTGAGCAGGTCGCCCACAGTGGTGCTCAAGTGGGACAGAATCCCGTCCTGACCCGATGTGCGCAGGGCGGCATCAAGCGCGGTGAGGTTCGCGGTGTACTTGTCTAGTTCTTTCATCACTGCGCATCCCAGAAGGTCTTGCCGGCGCGCTCGGCGCGATTGGCGTTGAGCGCATCCAGCAGTGCGAAGCCGACCAGCTCTGCCATTGCTTCGCGGCCATGCTCGGCGCGGTTGAACTTGTTCAGCAGGGATGCCAGCTTGAGGCGGGTTTCGTTAACCTTCCCGGCTTCAAGGTCGCAGGCCAGTTCATACACATCGTCTTCAGTCACCGGCATGGCCAGCGCATCAGATATGGCAGAGTCAAGCGCCTCATCAAGGGCGTATTCCCGATCCTGTTCTTTCAGGTAGCGATTCAGGAGGATGGTGTTAACGCATGGCAGTTTGTTCAGGTTCATTTCAGTCATTCCGTTGCGCGTTTCGATAGAGCGATGAAAGCACCCTTTCAAAATGAAAGCAAGCGAACTTACAGAAAAAAGTAAGCGAAATTACAAAATAGTCTGAGGGGAGGAATTGCGGGCAAGAAAAAGCCCCGGCTGGCGGGGCTTTTATGCTGGAATTGTGATGTGGATCAGTATTACCCGGCGCGCCATACCTTGCGGCCAAGGATGGTCAGCCGCTGAAGGTCGTCCCCCTGGATTTCGATGCTCTCAAATGCAGGGTTCTCGGATTTCAGCCTTATGCCGTTGCCGGTACGCTCAAGCGTCTTGATATACAGGCTCCCATTGTAGACAGCTGCGTAAATCTCGCCATCAACCAGGTCATGGGTATCTGCCGTGTTGATGAGCACGGTATCCCAATCCTCCAGCTTCGGCTCCATTGACCGGCCACGGACGTACATGGCTTTGCACATGTCTGGCGACAGCCTGCGTTGGGCAAACCAGCTGCGCCGGAAACTGATCGGATCTTTCTCATTGATAATCCAGTCAGCGTTTCCGCTCCCTGCTGACAGCCTAATGTCGTATCTATCAATCCACACATAACTCTCCATATCCAGATCGGCAGGAGAGTCGTGTACACCGATGGATGCCCCTGCCGGAATAGTAGCGACCGGGTGGTCGCTTATGGATTGCTTATGTCCGATCCCGTTTGAAAGCCACTCCGGCCTGACGTGAAGCCGTTTTGAGGCGCTCAGTAGATTGTCTCCCTCCAGTTTCTTGGTCTTCCCTGACTGCCACTGATAGACAGCCTGAACCTTTACCCCACACGCAGCTGCCAGCTCCCCTGGAGTTACCCCGGAGTCCCGCAGCGCCTCGTTAATGCGATCAGCAAGTGTCGTTTTCATGGAAGCGAACTTACCGGAAAGTTTGTAAATGTGGTTGCATCCTGAAAGCAAGCGTGCTTACATAGCTGTGTAAGCGTATTTTCATTCGGAGATTACAATGAAACTCAGTGAGGCAGTTGCCCACTTCGGCACCGAGGCAGAGATGGCGAGAAAGCTCGGCATCAGCCCCCAGGCCGTCTACCAGTGGAACGGTAAAGTTCCCATGAGCCGCCAGTACCAAATCCAGCTGATCACGAAGGGAAAGCTCAAGGCTGGACCTGATCAAACCGAAGCTGCCTAACCACAGGGCGGGATCTTAACCATAGGTCACGCCCGTTTTTCTGTCCGGTATTAGCGCGAAACAGTCTGAGCAGGGGTGGGGAAGGAAATGAAAAGCATGAAGCAGGGGGCCAGGTAATGGCTGGTGACTGGATCAAGATGGAGGCATGCACCCCGGAGAAGTCCGAGGTTCTGGCCATTACCGTCAGGATGGGATGGGATGATGCCGACAAGACAATCGGCGTCCTGTTCCGTGTGTGGCGCTGGTTCGATCAGCACACAACAGACGGTAACGCTCACAGCGTTACTTCTGCGTTACTAGATCGCATTATCGGCGTTACCGGATTCTGCAATGCGATGGAATATGTCGGCTGGCTTGTCATTCATGATGACGGACTGACCCTGCCTAACTTCGAATTTCACAACGGCAAGACAGCAAAAAGCCGTGCCCAGGGTGCAAAAAGGGCTGCGAACTTCAAAAGTAACGCAAAAGTTAACGGTAAAAGTAACGGTGACAGCGTTACTTCTGCGTTACCTAGAGAAGAGAAGAGAAGAGAAGATACTACTGTTAAGCCAGAGGCCGGCGATAACGTGGTCAAGCTCCACTCGGAGCAGCATCAGACTGGATCCGCAGATGGCAGCGAAGGCTGCGGCACTGAGCAACCCGGTTTTCTGGAAAACATAGGCGACGCAGATTTCGCAAGGCTGGTGGCTGAGAACCACGCCAAAGCCTTTGGCCTCGCACGAGCCGTGCCAATCGGCATGGTCCTGGGTAACACGATCTGCACCAGAGCACGCAGCTACGGCCCGGCCAATGACCCGAAGTGGTGGCTGAACTACTTCGAGCGCTGCGCCGATGACGAGTTCCTGAACGGCACCAAGAACCCCAAGTTCAAGGCGGATCTGTCCTACCTGCTGCGCGAAGACACGTTCTCCAGTGTCATCGAAGCCAGCCAGAAGGAGGCCGCTCATGGATAACTTCAGCGCGTTCTTCAGCCACGAGGGCGAGCAGAACGTCATCGGGTCACTGCTGATTTCCGAGGCGGCATGGGATGAGGTCTGCGACGTGGTGAGCGCTGCCGACTTCGTGCGGCAGGAGCACCGGGTCATCTTCTCCGCCATCCTCCGACTGGCTGAGGCTGGAAAGCCACGTGACCTGGTGACGGTTGCCGGGAAGCTGGAAGAGTTCGGCGAATTGCAGGACGCGGGCGGCAAGGAGTACATCTCCGAACTCGTCAAGAACACTGTCAACAGCTACAACGCCAGGCACTACGCCGAGACGGTACGCGACAGGGCGCAACTGCGCCGCCTGATCACAGCATGGAAGCAGGGCGAGCCGGACATTGAGAATCCAGAACTCTCGATGGCCGAGAAGATCACGAAGATCACCGAGCGCCTTGATGGTGTCCTGTCGACAGCATCGACGGTGGCCGACAGCAAGACGATCAAGGAGGCCGCCCGCGACTGGATACATGCACTGGACAGCCGGTTCAATGCTGGAACGGCCATCACCGGGATCCCGACCGGGTTCATCCAGTTGGACAAGGCCATTCGCGGCCTGAACAAAAAGCACTTGCTGGTGCTGGCTGCCCGGCCATCCGTTGGAAAGACAACGTTCGCAACCAATATCCTGCGCAACGTCCTGCACAACGGCGCATCGGCCTTCCTCGCCACAATGGAAATGTCGTCTGATGATGTGATGACGCAGTTGTGCTCTGCCCACACTGGATGCCCATACGAGAAGCTACAGAACGCGGAAATGGGTGACCCTGACGTACAGGCAGCCACGGGCGTATTCGCAGCAGCAACGCAGCACTGGAAGCTATCAATCGATGATCGCGGCTCCCAGACAGTGAGCAGCATTCGCCGGGCCATGAAACGACACATCCGCCTGCATGGCGCGAATACGGTGCTGGTTGTCGATTATGCCCAACTGGTGAGCCACAAGGCCGAGAACGAAACCGTCCGCATTGGCGAGATCAGCCGAGGCTTCAAGGAACTGGCTCAAGACCTAGACATTCCGGTCATCCTGATTTCGCAGATTAACCGCGAATCGGCCAAGGCAGAGGCTAGGCCACGCCTGACTGACCTGCGCGGATCCGGCTCACTGGAGCAGGACGCCTCCGAGGTCGTATTCCTGCATGACGAAGGGGCGAACAACACCGAGAAGTCGACCCCTTTCACCGAAATTATTATCGCCAAAAACCGTCACGGCAAGCGCGGGCAGGTATTCCCCCTGCTCAAGCAGTTGGACCGTGCCCGGTTCATCACACCAGATTTCCGCGATGTGCCAGACGACTGGCGCGGATCACAAGAACAAAAACCACGGAGGGGCGCACTGTGATCATTGAGCAAATGAATTTCGGCCAAGCCACCATGGATGCGGCCACGCACCACGCTGAGACGTTCCGCACAGACCTGACTGAATGGCTTGCCATCCCGGTGAACTTCGCCGTCTGGTCGTCGTTTGCATACCAGGCCAATGCCGTCTGGAACAAAGGAATCCGCCACTACAGCGCTCGCACCATTGGCGAAGTCCTCCGGCATCACACCGCCCTGAGTGATACCAGCGCCGACTTCAAGCTAACTGATTGGCTGTGGCCTGACCTTGCACGCCTGTACATGCTGGTTTACCCGGAGCGGGCAGGATTCTTTGAGACTCGCGGGAGGCGGGCAGCATGAATCCAATGACCGAGGCGGCAAAGATCGCCAGCACATCAAGATACCAGGCAATGAAAATGATCACGACACCGGAAAAGACCTGCACCCGCTGCAATGAATGCAAGCCGATCGGCGCTTTTGCCATCAAGAAAACCGTCGACGGTGTGCCGCAGTACCGCACCCGCTGCAAGGCGTGCGTGAGAGACACCGTACATGCCCGCCTTGACCGGCTGGAGTCTACCGGAAGCCTGCATGAGCAGGTCGCGCTCAATCGTCTGTGGAGGGCGCAAGCATGACCGCTATTACCGAAGACAAAAAATGCACGATCTGCAAGCTGCCGAAGAAGATAACGGCCTTCCCGGCTGATCCCCGTCCGCGTGCTGATGGCTCCATCTACCGCTATCCGTACTGCTACAACTGCAAGCGCAAGAAGGCGCACCTTGCCAGTGCGGCCTGGAGAACGTGCCCCTGCTGCGGCGAGGAGAAGGCGTACACCAGCTTCCCGAGCAAGCACGCTGACATTTGCCGGGTATGCGCAGGCAGCGCCCCGGTCAAGCCGAACTGCAACCCGTGGCTACTGAGGGCTTGGTGATGCAACTGGACATGTTTGATACCGAGATGTGCGGAGATCGCTGGCTGGCAACGGGGAGTCCGTGGGCATGAGCACTCCACCAGTGGACATGGATGTGGTGCGCCTCGTGGCTCGCCAGATCATCAAGATCAAGGGCATCGACAACCGGCGCAAGGCCATCAAGACGGAGTCAGAGAAGCACGGCGGACTGCGGCGCGTGGCGTTTGAGCAGTACCTGAAGGCCGAGATTGACCGGATATGGATTGGGAGGAAGGGATGATCCAGACATTCATGTTCCGCGATGAGATGGGCCGTCAGCGCGCCGCCAACCTGGTAGCGAATCTGCAGCTTGATGGCCGCCAGTGGAAGCTGGTGTGGCAGGAAGCCAAGGAGAAGCGCCGGGATGTGCAGAACAGACTTCTTTGGATTTGGATGGGCCAGATACAGGCGCACATGCGCGATGCCTTTGGCCAGATCGCCAGCGCCGAGGACTGGCATGAGGTGCTGTGCCGCCGCCTGATGCCTGCTGAAGTTGCCTCGGTATCGCTGCCTGGTGCCGCCTCCTACGAGGTAGGCCGGTGGCGCTCAAGCAAGGCCAGCGTCCGCGAGATGACCGAATACCTGAACCTGCTGGATGCCTACTGCGCCGAGCATCTCGGGCTGCTGTTGCCGCACCCGCAGGACATGTACCACGAGGCGATGAGTAGGAGAGCGGCATGACGACAGCAGCAGAGAAGCGCCACATGGCCGCTGTTGCCCGGATTGGCTGCATTGCCTGCAAGACGCTCCAGATATTCACGCCTAACGTGGAGATCCACCACGTCCGCACTGGTCGCGGCATGGGGCAGCGGTCGGATCATTTTCATGTACTGCCTTTATGCCACGCGCATCACCGCACTGGCGGGCATGGCGTCGCACTCCACGCGGGCCAGCGGACTTGGGAGGCCAACTTCGGCACCGAGGCGGAATTATTGGAACAGGTCAGGGGGATATTGGGATGAGCAAAACAGCACAGCGCAAGCGCGAAATGTTCAAGCAGGGACAGGATGACTACCTGTCTGGGTACGGATTCAGGTGGAAGAGACATCCATTCCTTGGCTATTACGCTCGCGGGTATCACGAGGCCAAGCGGGAAATGAAAGTGAGGTTTCCATTCCTCAAGAAAGTCTATCTCGTACTGAGGCTGGTATTTGGGCCGAAGAAGTCATGGGACTGATGCGATGAGAGCAGCAAAGGTTGACGCTAACCAATCGGAGATAGTTTCCGCCCTGCGTGCCATCGGCTGCACCGTCCAGCACCTGCACTCCGTTGGCAAAGGCTGTCCTGACCTGCTTGTCGGCTATCGGGGCGTGAACATGCTGATGGAGATCAAGGATGGCAACAAGCCGCCATCTGCCAGGCTGCTGACGGCAGACCAGATCGACTGGCACGGAAACTGGAGAGGGCAGGTAGTGACGGTGAGCAGCGCCATTGAGGCACTGAGCATGGTGGATCGTGTGATCAAGGAGCAGGCATGAGCCGATACAGGGACGCACGAGACCCGCTGGAGCAGCTTCTGGAGCAGGAGCGCCGCACCTGCAAGGGCTGCCAGCATCTGACGCAGGCATGGGGTAGGCAGCTTTGCATGGCCAACCACCAGAAGGAAAAACAAGAACTGAAGCGGTGCAAACATTACTCGGAGGGGGCGGTATGAAATACGAGAACGTGTACCACGCGATTGAGAAGGCCATGGAAGTCGAAGGGT